CTGTTGCCTCTATTGGCGCACCGTTTAACGGCACGTTTACTGTGCTGGCGTTGCCACAGTACGAGTACACAGGGATTGACAACACCACTGGCGAGTTTCTTTACAACGAGGATGTAGCACGGCCTAACCAGATCATCTATGCCGCTACTGGCAGCAATGTTGAGTATGCAGCGTTTTATGCTGGCACTGTTACTTACACGCAGTCATGCAGTTGGATTACAACGGCAGAACTGATCACATTTTTGGGCGTGACAATTAGTAACCCGTCTGATGATTACACGCTTGCTGTAGCGGCGCGCAACGCTGGCAACGATTTCGCATATCGCCGTAGGCAAGAGTCATCATATTTTGACAGCCTTACAACGTCACCGGGTCACGATGTCACGCTAGGCACGCTGATGTATGCGGCAGCATTGTGGCGTAGTCGAGGGTCAATAGAAACCGCGTATGCAGCGTTTGATACTATGGGCACACCAACCCAGCAGTCATTGACACCGATAGTTAAGCAATTGTTGGGCATCCCTCGACCAGCGGTTGCCTAATGCCTGCACCATACACAGACCTACTAAATGAGGCCATAGACGATGTAGCAGCCACGCTGACAGCCGTTAGTGGCTTGCGCGTGGTAACTGACCCAACAAGGCTTGTGCCCAATTGCGTGTTTCTACTTGCACCAAGTTTTACGACATACGCAGGCAACGGCAACATTGTGACTATGGATTTCCCGCTAAAAGTTGTTGGCTCTGGGCCTGCAGGTCTGCCAGTGCTGCGCGAGATTTTAAGCATTGTGGCATTGGTGCTGGCATCGGCTGTAATCGTTTTAGACGGCAGACCCGGCTCAATAGAGATTGGTGGCGCATCATTCCCGTGCTATGACCTGTCAATTAGAGTGCAGGCACAAACCGCATGATTTACACAATTGCATCTACCAAACTTGGCATTATTGGTGACCCGTACATTCCTGCAGACGGCATTAACGTGGCAGCGCTACTGTCTGGCGGTTTCATTGTTGAGCAATCCACACCTAAACCCAAAAAACCTGCTAAAACTAATACAGAAACCAACGAGGAGATTTAACCCACATGGCCACTAGCACTTACCTATCTAACCCGGTTGTCACGGTCAACGCGGTTGACATGACAGACCAAACCAGCGCATCAACCCTTACGCGCGTGATCGAGGCATTGGAAAGCACATCGTTTGGCAAAACCGCACGCGTTTATGTTGGCGGCCTAGAAAACAGCACATTGACTTTGACAATGTACAACAGTTTTGCAGCGTCAGAAACTTACGCAACATTGGCTGCACTTGTGGGCACATCCACAACGGTCACGATCAAACCAACCAGCGCTGCAACTAGCGCAACAAACCCAATCTCTACGCTTACAGGCTGCTACCTAGAAACCCTGCCAATTGTCAACGCCGCACTAGGCGCGCTCGACACCATTGACATCACCTTTACTGGTGGCGTGTACTCAGTAGCAACGTCTTAAAAACAGCCGGCAACGGCCCGACACGAAAGCAGGCACATGAAAGTTAAATTGGAATTAGACCTACAAGACGGGCGCGGCACACGCACCATGACCACAAATATGTTTGTGGTATGTGAATGGGAAAAACTAGAAAACCGCAAAGTCTCTGACGGCAAAGGCATCGGCTACAGCGACATTGCTTGCTGGGCATATCACTTGTGCAAGCTGGCTGGTGACACTGTGCCAGACACTTGGCGCGAATGGGTCAAACAGCATCCCAACATGGAATTGACATCAGTAGATGAGACAAACCCAAACCCTACAGCGTTGGCACCTACCGTAGACAACTAGCAGAAATGCTGGTAGCAGTAGGATGGTGGCCAACGCACATTGAGTTTGACACACGCGACCTAGTTACGGTGATTAGTGTTATAGAAAAGAACAACAAGAACAGGTGAGTTTCTATGACGGTCAACACAACGGTTTCTGTGGTAGGCGTAAAAGAAACTATTAACGCACTCAAAAAGATTGACCCACAACTGCAAAAAGACTTTAGAGCGCAAGCCACCAGCATTGCACAACCAGCGATTAACGCTGCAAAAGATGTTTACACGCAAGTGCCGTTATCTGGTATGGCATACAAGTGGAATAGTCGAGGCCGTCAACTGTTTCCGTTCACTGTGGCTAAAGCCAAAAACGGTGTCAAGTTGCGTATTGACACACGGCGCAATGCTGTAGGCGTAATCCTTATTGAGCAAAAAGACCCGGCAACAGCGATCTTTGAGACTGCAGGCCGTGCTAACGCAAACCGTTTAGGTGACTCATTAGGTTTTGTTGGCGCTGGTCGCACTCGACTGATTGGGCCAGCCGTGTATAAAGCGCGGCGAGGCATTGAGGCTGAAATGGAAAAGATGATCTTGGACACGGCGCGCACAGTTAGGCAGGCAATGTAATGCTGTCTATTCCAATTATTTCAGAGTTTGACGGCAAAGGCATTGACAAAGCAATTAAACAATTTAAGCAATTAGAAACTGTTGGCGAGAAAGCACAGTTTGCTATTAAGAAAGCGGCAGTGCCAGCGGCAGCCGCTCTTGCTGGTGTGACCGCAGCGCTTGGTGCTGCAGTGGCCGCAGCCGCAGAGGATGAAGCACAAGCCGCACAACTGGCATTGACATTAAACAACGTCACTGGCGCTACAGAGAAACAAGTCAAAGCAACAGAGGACATGATCAGCGCTATGTCGAGGGCCACTGGCACGGCTGACAGTGAGTTACGCCCGGCATTAGCCACGTTGGTTACTGGCACAAAGGACATTGCTACAGCAACAGAGGCATTGACACTTGCCCAAGACATAGCAATAGGGTCTAACAAGTCACTCAGTGAAGTCAGCGAAGCATTAGCCCGTGCATATGGTGGCAACATGAAAGGTCTACAAGCCTTGTCACCAGAGATTAAAGCCATGATTAAAGACGGCGCAACACTTGATGACGTAATGAACGTGCTAGGCGGCACGTTTGGTGGTGCAGCGGCAACCGCAGCCAACACCGCTGCAGGCAAGTTTAAGATACTTAAAAACTCGTTAGACGAAACTAAAGAGTCAATCGGTGCAGCCTTGTTGCCAGTAGTAGAAAAGGTGTTGCCAGTGTTACAAAAGTTTGCGGATTGGGCACAACAAAACCCTCAAGCATTTTTGGCTATTGCCGGCGCAATTACTGCAATATCTGTGGCGATTATGGCTGTCAATTTTGCAATGGCGCTTAACCCGTTTAGCGCTATTGCGGCAGGTATTGCGGCGCTAGTGGTTGGCATCGTGTACGCGTACAACAAGTTTGAGACATTTCGCAACATTGTTAACAGTGTGCTTAACGGCCTGATTAGTGGTTTTGAGACGTTTGCTAACGCGTACATTTCAGCAATAAACCTGATAATTCGAGGCATGAACCTGATCAACCCGTTTAGCGACATTCCGTCATTGCCATCACTTAGCCTGCCCAGCATCGGCGGCGGTGGCGGTGGAGATTTTTCTGGTGTAAGCGAGCGCGCAGGCATGCCAACGACAACTGCAGCGATGCCGCCCATGCCAGCACCAGCAGCACCATTGGCGTTAGCGCCATCATCTGGTGGCGGCGGTATGTCAAAGAAAAGTCAAGGGCCCGGCTACAAAGCAGGTGCAAGCGGCAACAAGTTTGGTGGCGGCGGTGTTGATGTGCAAGGCGGTTTTAACATAAACGTGTACGGCGGTATTTCTACCAGCGCAGAAATTGGCAAATCTGTTGTTGACGCAATAGCCCAATACCAACAGGTTTACGGCCCAGTTAATTTTGCAACGCTCTGATCATGCCCGGCTCAACTGTAATTACTGGTGGCACATACCTTTTAGAGTTGTCTAGCGGTTATGACGCAAGCGCATTTTATTTAGATGACTCGCTACTTGATGGGCCTGATGTTCTTGACGGTGACGGCGAGGATTACAACGACATTACTGACGTAGTGCAAAACATTACGATCAGTCGAGGCCGCCACAAACCATTAGACGTGTTCGGACCCGGCACAATGGCTGTGTCAATTAGCGTGCCAGTAGGCAACCGTGACTATGACCCGTTAAACACATCCAGCGTTTATTACAACACGCAGACAGAGCAACCCGGCTTAGCGCCATTACGCCCGATCAGGTTAAGCCGCAACGGTGAGTACCTTTTTACTGGTGTAGTGACCACGTTTAACCAGACCTACAACATGGCTGGAATGACCACCTACAGCATTGCGGCCGCTGACAATACCTATGTGCTTTCGCAAGGCTTTTTGCCTCAAACCGTGACCACCAGCCAAACCTCATCAGCGCGCATTACAGCCGTTTTAAGCGCTGCAACCTACACAGGCGCTACATCCCTGACCGCTACGCCTACAGCCACGCTAGGCGCTTACACCATCCCTAGCGGCACAAACGTAAACGCTTACATAAACCGCATCCAGCAGGCCGAACAGGGTCGCATATTCTGTGACCGTGAAAACGTGCTCACCGCCCAAGAGCGCATTGGCACAACACTGGCAGCGCCTACAGCCACATTTAATGACACCGGCACGGCCACACCGTATGACGCGGTGTTTGTTGAGTTTGACCAACAGTCAGTAGTCAACAATGCGGATGTCACTATTGAGTCTGGTGGCACGCTACAAAACGCTAATAACCCTGACTCAATTAGCCAGTATTTTACGCAAACAGAGGCGATCACAGACAGCCTGCTCTCAACCAACGCGCAAGCTGCCACGCTGGCCAGTTACCTGCTTTATCCGATACCGCGCCCACGTTTCACCAGTGTGTCAACCACATTTGCCAGCCTGAGCGATGCCCAAAAAACGGCGTTAGCGCCAATAGAAATTGGTCAAACCGTGTCAATTACCAAAACGTTTACATCTGGCACACCGTTAAGCGTCAATCAAGATTTAAGCGTTGAGGGCATAGACCACGTTATTGACATGAACACAGGCCACCGCATGACTTTGTGGACATCGCCTACCGTCATTCTCGATCAGTTCATTTTGGATGACATCACGTTTGGTGTGCTCTCCACCACCAACGCGCTCGGATGAGGTAAAGTACCAGCATGGCTAACACTCAAACATCTGTGCCTCTTTTTGTTGCCAACACGGTTCTCACGGCTGCACAACAAAACATTAGTGCCGGCACTGGCGTACCAGTGTTTGCAACGACAGTAACTAGAGATGCAGCGTTTGGTGGCAGCAACAAAGCGTTAGCAGAGGGTCAACTTGCTTACATCGAGGCCAGCAACATTGTGCAGTATTACGATGGCGCAGCGTGGGCCACTCTTGGGCCAACCACAAGCAAAATTGCACAAGTACTTAGCACTTTTAAGTCTGACACTTTTACAAGTACAAGCACATCTTTTGCCGATGTCACAGGTCTTAGCGTGAGCATTACGCCAACATTAAACACAAGCAAAATTCTTGTGTTTGCACAAGTAGACGGTGCAGATGATACGGGCGTTAGTTCAGGTTTTGTTAGGTTGGCGCGTGACTCAACAGGAATAGATATTGGTGATGCTTCAGCCTCACGCACAAGAGCGTCAGGACAATTTAGTAGTGGTTTCAACGGCGCATTAGGCACTTTAACTTATGTTTATTTAGATAGTCCAGCAACAACATCTGCAACAACTTACAAAGTGCAAGTGCAAACTACATCTGGAACTATCTACATAAATAGAAGCAAAGATGACACTAATAACTCTAACTATGCGCGCGGCGCATCAACAATCACAGTTATGGAAATCCTCGCATGATTGACTACACCGCAATACTTAGCGCCAACTATGCCGGCACACAATGGACACTTGATGGCGATACTTACGAGGGTCTTACTTGGCTGGACAGCACACCAAAACCGACACAAGCCGAACTAGACGCACTCTGGCCTGCAACCGCTTACAACCAACAGTATGCGACAGTAGAAACAAACCGCCGCACACAATACGAAGCCCAATCAGACGGCCTATTCTTTGAGTGGCAACGCGGAACAAACACGCAAGCCGCATGGGAAGCCGCAGTGCAAGCGGTAAAAGATGCAAACCCGTACCCGCCAAACCCTGTTAGTTAGTTTTGTGTTTGCGCTAATCCTGACCGCTTGCGAAACAACACGAACCAACGCACCATTAAAAGTACGCAACACCGCGCTAACACGTTGCAGCACTATTCAACAATGCGAAAGGGTTAGCAATGGCTAAGGAAAAGGCAGAAATAGAAATATTGCACGCGCGCATGATTGTGTTTGTTGGCTGCACGATTGCAGTGACATTTGCAATTACTGTTATTGGTTTTGTTTACGGCTTGCTGTTTGTTACACAACCGTTAGAGCAGTCACCTAATGACGCACAATTTATTGACCTGTTGTCAACTCTTACTGTGTTTATGACCGGCACGTTGTCTGGACTTGTTGCCGCTAACGGCCTTAAACGGAAACCTGCTGATGGCAATACTGCCAGCCAACCCTAAAGTCATTGGCTCGAAGCCATATCACGGCAACAGTGACGGCGCTGCCGCAGGCCCACGTGCCGGCATGGATGAGTGGATTAGGCAAGCCATTAAACACGCTGACGGCGGTCTATGGAACAACGGCAGTTACGGCGTGAGGTCTATGCGCGGTTCAGAAAACTTGAGTGTGCACGCCACAGGCCGTGCAGTTGACTTGTCGTATCGAGCAAGCGCACAACATCCAAAAGCCAAACGCGCTACCGCTCTCACGTTTCTTGACATCGTGTTAGCCAACGCAAACACATTAGGTGTTGAGTGTGTGCTTGATTACATTGCACCGTTTGGGCGCGGCTGGCGATGTGACCGTCAAAAATGGCAAAAGTACACGAAACAAACTATTCACGGTGTGCCGGGCGATTGGCTGCATATCGAGATAACACCACAAATGGCGGACTCTGTAACCCTTGTAAAACAAGCGTTTAGTCAGGTATTCACCGAATTGCCACAGTGATGCTCTAAGGTCGGATGACCGGCGATAAGAGGAGATGCAACATGGCAGATGCAAAAACATACGTTTACGAGGTTTACACCACGCACCTAGACAGCAGTCAGATGGTGCTCGTTCAGATATTCCGCGACCCAGAGACCGACAAAGTGTTACACGCACAAATTGCGTTTAAGGATGCACTCGGAGACTCTTGGCAAACGCCTTACCAACTGGAGAAAAAATGAGTTACTTAGCAATCAAAATAGGTGCATGGTTTATTAGCGGTTTAGCAGCGTTTGTGTTGTTGTGGGATGCCAGCACGCCACCAGCACCAAAACTGCAACCCGGTCAACAGATCACCACAGTGCTCAACAGCGTTGTGCCAGTGACCGCAGCGCCTACCACCACCACAGCACCGCTTTTGCCACGTTCATGTGTTGAGTATGTAGCAGACGCAATTACCGCTGGCTGGCCTGCTGCAGAGAGTCCGACTATTGCCAGAGTTATTTACCGTGAAAGCAGGTGTGACCCTCTGGCCTACAACAAGTTAGACAGCAACGGCGGTAGTCGAGGGCTATTCCAGATTAACGGTGTGCACAAAACATGGCTTATTGAGGCTGGCATTATCATTACACTCAACGATCTGTACAACCCACAAGTAAACATCACAGCCGCGTTACATCTATGGCGTAAGGTTGGCTGGTCGGCATGGGCGCTGCCCAACCCATGACCGACACACCACATCCCGAAACTGGCATTAGCCAAGAAACAAGAGACACAATGTATCCCGATACGTACAGCGACAAATACAACAAAGTGTTTAAGCAATTTGTAGATGACATTTTGACTGTCAAACCAGAAACCCAAACAGAGTTACCAGATCACAGCATTTTAATTGACGAATTAGAGCTGCTGCACGAGGCGCACATTACTGTTGGTGGCCAACAAAATAGGTTTAATGCCGCAGTAATCAGAAGCGCTATAAATGTTATACGCGCCTTGTAAAGCATGCGGTTTAACAATGCACGGCACTCGATACCGGCACAACCCAGAAAAGATTATGTGGTTACATCCCAACCTAAAAGCGTGTGCTAAAGTCAAACCAATAAACCCGACCAAAGGAAACCCGACATGACATTTACGCAGCCGCTTAACTATCACTATCAAGACGCGTGTCAAGAAATGATTAAACGCAAAACGGCTGAGGGCGGCTGGAGACCAGAACGCACATTGAGCATTGCACAATCAACACGCGTAGGTTTTGCAGTTGAGGCAGCGTGGGCACAATACAACAATGCACCATACGAATACAGGCCGTATGTTGATGCCATTGACGATGTACTTGGTTACCAGTTGCGCGGCACACAACATTTAGACGGCAACTTAACTACTTACGACACCGACCCAAACGCCATTTACATATTTGGCACAGTCAACGAAAACTGTGATGTAGTTACATTTATTGGTTGGTCAACAAAGAAACGTGCAAACATTCCAAGCCATTACAACACTCACTGGCCATCTGGTCAGGTTATGCACAGACCTGCATTTGTGACCAGTCAGCAAGAGTTGTGGTCATTTGACCTATTGCCAGAGACTAAAGAATTGGCGGCTCATCGTGGCGCATTTTGATTTAAGCCTTTACGAAACAGTTGCACAACGCTTAGAGCGCTGGTGGACAGCATTCGAGGATGGCCGCATTATCACCACCATCCACCACTATGACGGCTCAACAATCATCATGCGCGCAGAGGGCTACAACAACGAGGACAGACTCATTGCCACTGGTTATGCAGAGGAAGTGTTTGGTAATAGCCCGGTCAACAAAACCAGTTTCTTAGAGAATTGTGAGACTAGTGCTATTGGCCGCATGATCAGTAATAGCCCGATTGGGCACACAGGTGAGCGTGCGTCAGTTACAGAAATGGAAAAGGTGAACAGGGTTAGCACTACGCCTCGACCAGACAGTCACGGCAGCGCTACACCTAAACAGATTGGTTTCTTAAAGAGCCTTGCACGTGGTAAAGGTTGGGATGATGTGCAGCTCTTGGAATATATACACCGATTATTACAAGTTAATGACGTGGTGGTTGAGACTTTGACCGCTGGTCAGTGCTCGGCTGTCATAGATGGGCTTAAGAAATGAAAAACCCGTTAGAGGAATACAACAGGTTGCATGACCACATGAGCGCCATTGCGCGTGAGCGTGATTGGCTGCAGTTAGAGGTGCAACGCCTCACAAACGAGCTAGAACTGGCGCATGAGGCGCTGCGTAGGGAGATGCCATGAGTCGCACAGTTTGGCTTGCATTGGCTCTCACAGCGCTATGCACCGTGTTAATGGTGATGTCTGATAAGAAGTAAAACCCACACAATCGGCAAGTTGCGTATACCTAAGCCTGTCGCAGGGCGGTTGGATGATCTGCGGTAACGCAGTTAGACCAGCGCGCACAAAACCTGCTACACGAAAGGCAATGTGCCAAGTGCTGGTGCGACTCGTAAACATAATCGAGTAGATGTGCAAGGTAATCGGATTGAGGCAGCCCGATGGGTAGAGCATCATCACTCTGTCTCGACTCACACATACAGTTGACATACACTTAACAAACCGACACAAAGGACTAGCCCGATATGCAACGTCAACATCAGAGAACGAGAGCAAGCGCGCCAGCGCGCGGTAGCAATGGGTAAAGAACACAGCAACCCCGAATACAAACGCAACCGGGCAATCATCCTGCAAGGCAAGCCAACGTGCAACTACTGCGACCGACCAGCCGACACCGTTGACCACATCGTTGCGTTAATGAACGGTGGCGATCACACGCTCGACAATCTGCAACCATGTTGCGCGCAATGCAACAACAGAAAAGGCCACAAAGAAGTAGCACAACGCAACAGATCAGTAAGCCACGCAAGAGCCGAAGCAATGCGAAACCATGCAACACCGATGCCAAAAGCAAAAGAGTTTTTTTATGCAAAACAAAACATAAC